TTGAGTATAAGCAGCTTCAGGAGCTTTACCACCAGTAGCACCTTTAACTAATAATGGATTTTTAAAAGCAGTTTCTCCTATTACTTGTTGTTCTCCACCATAAACATTAGCGCCTTGTTTGCCAGTACCATTGTTATAATGTCTAAAATTCTTATCACCTTTAGGTAAATAAAAAACGCCTCCTCTTACACTTTCAGACATTTCTTGATCTGGTTTTTGTCTACGCTCTAAATTTAAAATTAAATGGCCATCAGCATCAATAGAAGCTCCTTGAGTATTTTCTACAACTGATTTTAAAACATCGCTAGCAGGAGTAGCTTTAACATTTAATTCTTTAGCTTTAGCTACAGGTATGATACCTAAAGCATCTTTAGCTAATCCTCTACTAGCTACAGCAGGTATAGTGCTTCCACCCATTAACCCGCTTGTAGCTAAAGCAGGTTCAATTAAACTTTCAGTAGTGCTAGGCTCAGTTTTAGCTAATACATTGCCGGGAGCGGTAAAACCTTCTCTCACTAATCTTTCAGGCCAAAGCTGATAGCGATTTTCACCATTAGAACCTGTCAGTTTATTATAAATTCCTTCTAGAAAATCTAAGGCTGATTTCTTTTGAACAGGTTGAGGAGGTATAGCAGCTTGCGGTTGCTCTACCATTGTTCTCAAACCTGTTTGTAATTCAGGTTGTTCAAATCCCTCAACTGGTAGGGGCATTTTCTTTAGCCTCAATTACAATAGGTGTTCCGCCTTGATTTATACCGGGTAAATCGTTTTCATTAGCTCCGAATTTTTGACCATTCTGTAATGCTTCAATAATAGCATCTTTGATAAGAGGCTGAATTTGCTCAACAGATAGAGCAGGCCCAGAGTTACCTAAAGCTGTAATTCTATCACTTATAGCTTTATAGTCCTCTCTGATTTCTCTTATAGCATCTATTACCGCCTTATCAGAAGCTATATTTTCTCTTAAGTTTACTTCACGCTCTTTAATATCAAGCTCTCTAGTCTTATCAGCAGCCTCTTGTGTCATCTTAGCAATGACACCAAGCTGATGCTCAATCGTATCAGCAGCTTGTTTCATCGCTTCAGTCATTTGTGGATTTGGAGCTTCGCCTAAAACATTAGGCGGAATAATTCTTCTCCAACGCTGTGCTAATATTTGAGCTTCAGGGAAATCAGCGACTTTCCATAGAACGTCGCCAGCGACATTCATAAAATCTTTATTAGAAGCTGCTATCTGAGTTAATGCATTAAACGCCTCTTGACGGCGCGTAGCGAAAGAAGGTCCTGTATCAGATTGAACAGCATATATACCGACATTAGGATTAAATATAACATCAACAATCTGTTCATTAGTTACAGAAGGTTCGCCTTCTGGTAAAATCTTTTTAAAGGCTTCAGCAGCGTTAGGATCAATAGTTAAATTGATTATAGAGCCGTCTTTTGCTTCTATACGCATAATACGCTTTTTATCATAGATTTTTGGTATTAAATCTATGAGTATCTTACCTGTATAGCGTATACCGATAGCTTGCCCGTCAATAAAATGATAGGTAGCTCTATCGCCTTGACGTTGACGGGCATTAATAGCGACACCTGATTTAGCGTTTTCATTCTCTCCCATTTGAGATTGATATTGGCCGCTAACCATCATCATTTCGTTTTGCGCAATCTGCATTTGTTGCACATACGCAGGAGAAGAAACAGGAGCCTCCATTCTCTTAGGCGGGCTTAGTTTATTTCCATCTTCATCATATTCATTAAATGGTAGCCATGCATGATTTACTGTATTAGCTGTTCTGTAATATTCTTCATGGCCTTCAACAGCATCAGCAGAAACAACTATAGGAGTTTTAGTCTGCAATGCGCCAAATTCAACATTCGCTGAAGAATTGACGTTATAAATTCTTTGAGGATCGAGTAACGCGCGAGTATGCCCGATACGATCCATAACGCCATCAATAATAGTCTCGCGGCCAACAATACGAACAATAGGAATATACTTACCTAGCCAAGGCTTCTTATCTATAATTGTATTACCGGCAATTTTAAACCATTCTATTTCACCGCGAACAACGGGACGCTCGCGATATGTACGCTCGCTTAAAGGTAAATTGCTTTCTCTCCATTTAATTTCATTAAATATTTGTTGTCCATCTGCCCCAATTTCACTCCAAAAACCTTCAATTTCTTCGCCTGTTTCAGGAAGAATAAAGTAAACAAATTTATCATCTTTATTAGTCTTACGGAAATATTCGCAAACTCTAACATGAGTGTTTGTGTACCAGCCTTGACCATCAGAGCCTTGACCAAATAAAGCCGTACTACCACCTACCATATCTTTAAATTTTGGGTATTTGGCATTAAATAAATCTTTAGCTTCATCTGTAAAAACAAAACCAAAATTCGCGTCAGAGCCGTCTACTTCATTTATATCAGGGTCTAAATAGACCGCGCGAGGGTCTTTAACACGTTTAATATATATTTCTTGGTCAAAACTTCTATCATCAATATAATCAGTAACAACTCTCCAATAACCTATACCAGCATCAACTTGAAATTCTGAGGCACTATCATAAATAGTTTCTGCATTTGAAATATACTCAATATGTCTGACTATTTCTTGAAATATCTGAGCAGCTTCAAAAGAAGCAGTATCGCCTACAGGTCTAATATTTACACCCGGCTTATTCTGCTTACCATCATTAACAATTTGAAGATTATGTTGTTTAGTTTTATTGATAGTTAAGCAAGGTCTATCGTTAGCAATTCTATCGCCAACTACCCAACTATCCCACTGATACATATTGATACTATCAGCATTAGCAAATTTATAATCATATTCAAAATTTGTTCTAGCTTGTGCTTCCCACTCTACACAAGCATGAAAACGCTTTTGAGCTTCTAAAACTATAGCTTCATCTTTACTAATTGAATTTCTATCCGACATTTTGAATTACCGCATCCAACCGTTATTTGTGGGTAAATTTAAAATTTTTCTCTCAGCACTACGTTTAGGTTTCTTACTATCTGTTTCAGTTTTTAAAGACAAGGCAAATGTTTGAAAACCATCAGCGCCATGTGACCAAGGCGTATTATGGTCGGGCTCTTTACTAAATGTACCAGTATCCTCATCTACTTTGTAGGCATAGCGTGATAAACATTGCCAGCCATCAGCAGTATTAAGCTCATCGAAATTACATAAAGGAAAAACGCTTCTCGCCGCATTGATACCCACACTCTTACGCGATGGACGTTCTACAACTATAACTTTTACCCCTGTAGCTTTTAGCTGCTTCTCAGGGGTAACATTTGAAAGTGTTTCAGCAGAGCCATCATGAGGTAAATAATGAGTACCATAAGTATAATTTAAAGATTGAAGATACTGAATATAGAAAGGCATCTTCTTCAAACGATCTTCGTAATATCGTATTATATTAAATTCCATTCCAACTCTTTGAATAAACCAAATAGCTGTCTTATCGTTATGCCCCAAGTCCCAAAAGGTATAAACAGGGCGGCTAGGATCATAAGGAACATGGCCGCGCCGATTACTGCTTAACACTTCACGCAATTCATCAGCATATATAGCACCTTCTAAAACTACCTTAGTTTGCCCTTCCCAAACTTCTAAATAGCGATTTTCATTAGCTGATCTAAGAACATTCATTTCCATTCTTAAATCAGGAGGAAACCATTTATTATCCCAATAGTTTACTTTTACAACTATCGCATATCTAACTCTTGTATATAAAGGATTATCACTTTCAGTAATTAAACTGCCATCTTTGTTAGAAATAGGTTCCCCTTTATCATCTACATACACATAATCAGGCATATAATGTTCTTTTTTAAGAACAGTTCTTACATATACTTCATCCGTATCTAAATCAGGATTATAAAAAAGCCAAAGCTCAGGCCCATTTCCAAAAGGCCCCCCGCGATCTTCTTCAAAATCCGATCTTCCACGAATAGTCGGTGAAAGTTTATCTAAGACTGTTCTAGATAATTTGTCAGCTTCATCTATCCATACAATATCAATTCTACCCAAAGATTTTACTTTATTAATATTGTAACGCAATCCCATAAAAAAGAAGCGACTGCCAGTTTTCTTATGAATTATTTCAGTTTTTAATATTTCAAATTCGTCAGCCCATCCCAAATCTTCAATGTTAGCTTCTAATGTAAATTTACTACTATCATTGATACTATTTTGTATTTCTCTACCGCATAAAATTCTAAGACGTTTGGTCCTAGCAAGCATTATTAGAGCACGCGCTCCATTTTCAGTTTTAGCTCCTCCTCTACCTCCATAAGCTACTTTCCATCTAGCACTTTCAAATAAAAGAAAGCCTAGTTTTTCAGGAAATTCTATTACTTGTTCTTCACTCATAATGACAATTCTAATGGCCTAATTAATTTTCCTTTTAATTTTTCAGAACGCTTTCTTTTACTTTCTTCAGAATGTTTTCTACCTGTTTGAGAAAATCGCATTTTTTCTTTAGTTTCATCCGAATGCTTAAAACCCTTCATTCTTTCACTATGAGCTTTTCCTACTGAAAGATTACGCTTTTTTCCAGTAATAGCTTTAGTTATCTTATCTTGCCATTCCTTTGATTTAACTTTGCCTTTATGCGCCATAGACATTTTAATTTTAGTTTCTTTAGAATGTAAAATTCCAGTTCTATTATCAGCAATTTTTAAAATATTATATCCGATGTCTCTATCATAACATTGCGTCCAGTCTAACCAAAATTGTTCACGATTTAACAGTATAGATTTATCTGTAACTTCTTCTAAAATTTCAAAAATGAAATTACATTCACCTGAAAAATTCCAAGCGTTTTGTAAATGAGAATTTGTATGATAGTTATTATTTAAAAGTCTTTTGTGACGCGAAAAGCGTCGATTAAAATCAAAAGCACTTCCAATATAAAACTTACCATCAATCCTATTTAAAATTCTATAGATGCCTGATTTTTTCATCATTGCCAAAGAATTGTAATATCAGCAGGAGTACCACCAGCAGTAGTTACACAAATACCAGTAGTAGCATTAGCTCCTACTGGTAAAACAATCTGAGATAATGTACTAAAAACACCTATAACTGTTCCAGTACAAGTAGTGTTATTATAAACAGTGGCGCTAGAAGTAACTCCAGCAGTATTTACTGAAATACCAGCAAATATACCCGATGAAGCTTTAATTACAGTATTGGTATTAGTAGTAATCCTAGTAAAAGAGCTTTGCTGAGATACTGGTAAGGGTGTTAAAGTCCCAACAGGAACGCAATTTTGATTAGTAGGATTACTTGATATTGCTGTATTATAGCAAGGATTACGCTGAGATTGAGCTTCAGCAAAATGTGGGTAGAAAACTAAAGCGATTAATAAAATTAAAAACTTCTTCATCGTTAAAAACCTTTAAAAAGAAACCCGGCCCTTTTGGAGCCGGGTTAGTTTGGGAGGATTATGCAGACGTAAATCTAATCCAAAGACCATCTTTGAAGCAAACAAACAAAGCACCTGTTACAGCAGCTAAATCACTAAAAGCCGCTGCTGCTCCTGCGCCAGTCTTAATAGTGTCTGTGCCGTTACCAAAAACACGTAAGCTATCAGCAGCGTCACTATTTAAAACACCTATACTCAAACCAGCTTTAGCACGAGGTAATACAACTCCATCATTAGCCGTAGCTACTGTGGTAATTTCGTTATAGCTATCATTTAATTGAACTGATGTAACAGCAGTACCGCCAGCGGTAGCTGTAATACCAGTTTTAGAAGAAGTGAGCAAATTATTAATAGCGTTTGCCCATTCTCCTGATATAAGCTGCTTAGACTTAGTAAAGATAGCTAGAGGTAATTTAGGTAAAGCCATATCAGTAATCCTTTCTGTGAATGAGTTGGATTACTGTACGCGATACCAAACGCCATTGTTATTAGCGCCAGCTAAATAAGCCCAACAGTTTCTAGCTAGCGTAACAGTACCAGCAGTACCAACAGCAGTAGCTACAGGAACACTAGTAGGAGTGACACCTGTAATAGTAGGGGTATTGTTAAAGTTATTAGTACCAGCAGCGACCGCAGTAAGAGTTAAAACGCCGCTACCAGCATTAACTAAACAAAACTGTTGATTGTTCATCGGATTAGGAGGCAACTTAAAAGAAGTGTAAGTTGCAGTACCAGCGCCAGTATAAACAAACGTACCAGTTCCATCAGTAGCTTGAACTAAAGCTGTAGTACCAGTAGTAGACGAAACAGCCAGAGAACCATAACCACTACCAAATAAAGAAGTTGGAATGGTGACAGTATAAGGCTGAATAGTAGCGCCTTGAGGATTTACATAATTGGTATCAGCCGGGAAAGTTTCAGTGCCTTGAAGATAAGTAGGCCCTGCCGGTTGATATTGATTACAAACACCATTGTTACCATAGCTAGTGCAATTAGTATTTGCAGTAACACCAACACCCGGATAATTAGAGAATGCGCCAGCAGCCAATGCAGCAGCCGCACCACCAATTAATAACGTAGCAGCAAGAATAATCTTCTTAAGTTTCATAGCTCTCTCCAAATATAACATTTGCACTATTGCAAATGTATCCAATCAAAAATATTTAACGAAAACCACTTCCACCAACTAACTTGAGTTGAGGCAGTGACGTTTCGTTATTTAATATTTCTGATTTGTTATTTGGATTTTCTGTATTTTCTGCTGGCTTAGGCTCAGGCTTCACAAGCTTAATTCCA